CGCTTCGTCCACCAGCCGCATCGGGATAAACTGATACTCGTCCGCCCCCGGAAACTCGCCGTACACCTCGACCATCGCCTGCGGCGAATCGTCGCCGTACTCCGCAATGATCTGCTCGTACACGCCTTTATCGGTATCCTCGACCGTTCTGGCGTCGATATTCAGCGTTTCCCAGAAATCCCGCTTGGCGTTGAAACACTCGAAAAAATACCCCGAGTTTCGCCGTGGATTACTGAACGCGCACCAGAACCTGTGCGGTGTGTTTTCCGTGAAAAAGCCTGCAGCCACGCTCCAGATACTGTCCGGGATACCGCTGGCTTCGTCAAACACAACCATCATGCCGTCGTCGTTGTGCGCGCCAGCGTAAGCGTCCGGGTTTTCATCGCTCCAGAGCTTACCCTCCGCGCCCCAGTACCGCGTGCCCTTTTTCAGGTCGCGCTCCACCAGTTCGGTGAGCCATTTCGCCGGCACGATGCGCGTGGCGCTGATCTCAAACCAGTGCGAGTGCATGATCATCGCCAGCCACTTCGTGATTTCCGCCCAGGTCACGCTTCTGAGCTGCGCCTCGCTGTTCGCTGAGACGATCACGCTGCTGCCGATCCGCGTCGAGAGCATCCAGAGCACCAGCCAACTGACCAGCGCCGACTTCCCGATCCCCCGTCCCGAGGCCACCGCCAGGCGCATCACCTCGTACATATCCCGCGATCCATTCGCCGCAATGTGATTCCGGATCTTGCGCAGAATATCCCGCTGCCAGCGTCGCGGGCCGGTGCGCTTTTCCAGCGGCGTGCCACGCTCGCCCCACGGCAGTGAAAACATCACCCACGCCTCAGGGTCGTCGCGGAGCTTGGCGCTCCACATGCGAGCCATCAGATTCTGCTCTTCCTGCGGGGTGTATTTCGGGGTTTGCATTTATATCGGCGCGTATCGGCGTATATCGGCCTATATCAGCACCACCTGCTCGGGCTTCGCCCGCTCCGCAGGATCGAACAGCGTGCCCTGCGCGTAGGCCCGCTCGATGCGCTCGCATGCGATGTCGAAGTACTTAGGCTCGCGCTCGATGCCGATGAACTTGCGGCCCATCTGGGCAGCGGCCACGCCAGTGGTGCCGGAACCCATGAAGGGATCTAGCACAACGTCATCAGTGCCAACACCGGCTTTTTCCATGCACCAAGCCATCAGCCCAACAGGCTTTTGCGTCGGATGCGCCACGCTGCAGCCGTCATTTTCCGCAGTCCGCGAAGGCGGCGGAAATTGCTTGCGATAGCAATACACGCCGTAGCCGCCCTTCATCCAGGCAATTTCTGCGTCAGACAAAAACGTTCCAAACAAATGGTCCGCTTTTTTCAGCCACACAAGCGTCGTGCCAACTGGTAGCTTTGACGCAAAATGATTCGCACCAAACATCACAACGCTGCGATATTTTAGCCATGGCTCAGGGTCAAACGGTTCGGCATCGCCAGCAATGCCCCCCCAGTCTCCGCGACCTTCTCCGCGCTGAATGCCACCGCCACTAAATCGCGTCGAATCGGTATCCCAATTCATTCCATACGGCGGATCCGTAATCACCGCATCCACACGCGGCAGCGTCGGCAGAATATCCAGGCAGTCACCCAGGTACAGCGTGGCGTCGCCGATGACGCAGACGTTTGCTTCGCTCACACCTCAGCCCCCAGCGTTTCCCGCGCCCGCGGCAGCATTTTCGGCTCTACGATCACCGCATCTTCGATCGCCTGCACGCGCCTCTGCGCCTGCTCCAGAGCCGCAGTGATCGATATCTGCTGGCTCACATCTACCTGCACCTGCTGCTTCGCGACCCACTCGTGCCGATGCCTGAGAAACTCCAGCGCCGCCTTCGCGTCACCATTCTCTGCGGCTTCAAACACCACGCGGGACATCGACATCTCACTGTCGGCGCGACCCTTCATCTCGGCAATCTCTGCCGTGCGATCCATCAGCTTTAGCCGCGCAAACTCCTCCGGCAGCAAGCCCGCAGCCAGCGCCAGCGATTCACCCTTCAGGCCGAGCTTGGCACCCTCGTAAATGCGCTCCAGCACCGCTGGGGTGGCTTTTAGCTCTCGGGCGCGGATGGGGAGGTCGCGGAACATGGGGGGATGATAACGGAATCGCTGCGGGAAAAAAATTTTGTCCGATAGGTCCCTGACCTTTCGCCGCCCCGCTCGGACCCCGCCGGGGGGTCTCCGGGGGCGGGGGGGCTCTCGCTCGCCGCTCTCGCTCGCCGCGTCATGCTGCGCTGCACCATCGGCGCGCTCGAGGCCCACCCAGGCCATGCCGGCAGCGCGTCAGCGGGCGGGGTCTGCAGGGTCTGGCGGGGTCGGTCGGGGTGCCACCGCACCCGTGGCAGATGTGGCGGTCCCGAAAACGTCGGGATGCTTTTCCGGTGGCGGTGCCACATTTGCCACAGGCCGCGCCCGGAAAGTGTGGCAATCGGCGTGGCAGTCCTGTGGGTGCCGATAGGCCTCGCTAAGTTGTTGATTTATAAGGGCGTGGCACCCGTGGCAATTGTGGCGGTGCGATCCTGGGAGCATATATACGTACGTATAATTATGTATACAGTATACAATCCAAAACCTCCCAATGCTTTTCCAGTGGCACCGCCACAATTGCCACACAGAGGAAAGCGCCACCGCCACCGCAAAGCCACGACCTGGGAACATCACCGCCACGCCCCCGATTTGTAAGGTTCACGTAAGGATCAGGCACGACACTGCGTCTGTGGCGCCGATCCCCGGCGCTGAACCTGGAGGCAGACGATGGCGACACTGATTCAACCCTTCGACACTGTAGATGGCGACCCTGCGCGCTACGTAGACTATTTGCGTGACTGTTGGCGCGCAGCGGCGCGTACCCTGCGTCAACCTGCGCAACGCTGGCCCACGGGCGACTCGCACACTGTGTCCCGTGAGATTCAAGCGCTGGCGCACGCGTACGCGTTTGATATGGCTCTCGAATACGGCGTGTATGACGCACACGGAAAGCTTACGGGTTACGCGCGCACCTGACCCTAGCCGCTAGCCCCGCGTGCGGGGCCTGCGGGTGCGGTTGACGCGCCGATAACGATAGGAGTGCAGACAGATGAATCCGAATGGAATGATCGTTTACGAGGGCCCCAGCGCGATCGATGGCGCGCCGATTGTGGTGATCCTCACAGGCTTGGCGGCCTCGTCGGCGAACGGAAAGACTGGCGATCTGGTGCAGTCTTTCATCATTCGCGCCGACGTCGAGCCCCATGTGGCCGTTCAGACTGGGGACGACGCGTCAGTCTGCGGAATGTGCGAACACCGGCCTGCGCTGGCCAAGCTCACCGGCAAAGCGCCATGCTACGTGCGCACAGGCGAATCGGTCCTGTCCGTGTTCCGCGCGTACAAGCGCGGGTCTTATCCGCGCGCGCAGACTGTGGATCAGGTGCGGCGCGCGCTGGCAGGTCGGCGCCTGCGCTTGGGCACCTACGGTGATCCGTATGCTGCGCCTGTGGCCCTGTGGCAGACCATGGTCGAATTCGCCGATGGCCACGTCGGCTATTCGCACCAGTGGCAATCCGTAGGGTTTGACGTCGACGCGTGGGCGCCGCTGGTAATGGCCAGCGCCGATTCTGCCGATGAGGCCGCGCAGGCGCAGGCGCTGGGCATGCGGTATTTCCGCGTGTCGATCGGCGTGGATAAGCGCGCCGGTGAAGTGTCGTGCCCAGCCAGCGCTGAAGGTGGGCGCCGCGCGCAGTGTTCGGATTGCATGCTCTGCGGCGGAACGACGAAGCGCGCGCGATCGATTGTGATCGCCGATCACGCCGCAGGTCACCAGCGCCGCGTAATCGCGATTCGCGCCGCGTGACCGCAGGGGTTAGCCCGGCGCGCCGGGCTAGACCGTGCGATCCACGCGCGTATAGGAGTAGACCGATGATTGTTACCGCCACGAATCGATCAGACCCTGTCATTATCGTCAGGCCCCAAGAATTGGACGTCGATCAAGCTTCGCGCTTGATTGCCGCTGCACCCGATCTTCTGGAAGCCCTGCGTCGAATTCTGCGTCACATCCCCGCTGATGCAGGCGGCGCATCCCTGTCCGATGATTTTTGCCGCGCTCAATGGGCAATCAAGCGCGCGACTGGAAAGGCCTGATCATGCACGACATCCCCCTAACCCTGCGCGATGCGCTTTTCGCATGCGCGCTCGGCCTCGCCCTGGGCGCCCTGGTGGCGCTCGGGATTTGACACTGACGATAGGAGAGACACCATGCAAATCGAATATTCAGCCTCCGTTTTCACCCCCGCTGGATGGCGGAACGTCACTATCCTGGCTGACGCCGAGAAAATCAGCGCGGGCATGGCGCAGGTCACTGCCGTGCGGGAAATTGATGGCGAAACACCGACCGGCACAATGTCGCGCACTGGCGCCCGCCGCCAACAGTATCACGGCTCAGGTGTCGCCGCCCGCGAAGTAGGCGCGCGCAAACGCCTGTCGTCCTGCGTGATCGTTTCTGAGTGACGCTGGCCTCATGCTGCCCACTGAAACCCCGCCAGAGCCCCAGGATCGGCCCCCGTGGCCATTTCCACCGGCTCTGCTGGACTACCCCTGCCTCCCGCCTGGATCGCGCCCTGTGCGCGCTCCTGCGGGGCCGCCGCCGGACGTCGAGCCGGCTCTGTTTTGAGAACACGGAGAAACGAAAATGCATACCCCTGGACCTTGGTACATGACCGCATCCTGCCCCGATGGCACGATGGCCACCGACGACAAAGGCGCGCGAATCGCACTATGGCCACCACAGGGCGGCACTGTGGAACAGTGCGCCAATGCCCGCCTGATCGCCGCCGCCCCTCAGATGTTGCGCGCCCTGCAGCGTCTGACTCACCCTGCAGCTGACGACGACGACCTCGCGTATGCGCTGGACGTGATCCGCGCCGCCACGGGGGGCGCATGATGCTATCGTTCAAAAATATTGAACTCTCCCCCGACCAGCTATCCACCGCCCGCGCTGCTGCCGATCGCGTGTTCACCGCCGCCGACCTGGAGCCCGCCCAGTGCTGGCGCCACGTGGTGAGCATGATGGCCGGCGGCCTGTTTTCTCGCAGGCCGGTAGCCGTATGGCACGATGCCGAGGATCGCGCAGTACGCGCCGCGCTCGGATCCTGGCGGCACGCGCCGCTGAATGCAATGATGGACTGGGTGCCCGAGGCGCCCGCGCAGGCCCCGAAACCCACGCAGGAGGCTGCAGAATGATCCTCGCCGCCCTAGCTGTCCTGCTGGCGCTTCTATTGGCGCTCGCGCTCGATCTATAATCCGCGTGCCGCTTTGGCGGCTGTCTCCTCCTTGTCGCGCACGTTGGCGACTTCGCCCCGAGTCGAGCTTCGCTCCTCGGGGCTATTTTTTTTACCCGGCCCGATAGAACGGTCGAACGTCCGGCCTCGATGCCAGATGCGTCTCCGTCGCGTCCCGCGCGTCGGATTTGCTGCCGCGCCAGTCTGGCGCGGCCCAGATATGACGCGCAGTCTGATAGGCGCGGCTTTTGCACAGGCCGA